AAGACGCTTTTAAAAAGATTAAAAACAATATAAAATGGCAATAGAAAAAGATTACACTGTAAAAGTTTCCACGGCGGATGCAGTCAAAAATGTTGACAAACTTACAAAGGCTGTAGAAGAACAAAATGATGAATTGCTGATAATGGAGGGGCAATTATTGGATGCGGAAAGGGCTTTAGCAAAATTAGGCCCTAAACAATTAAACCGTATTAAAGATACTAAAGATTATATTAAGCAATTAAAGCAAAAAATAACACTAGAAAAAAAAGGTGCTAAATTACTTTCTGCTTCACAAAAAAAGGCTACAAAAGATTTAGTAAATAATAAAAAAGCTAGTGTAGATTATTCAGGAATTGTTGGAAAATTAGATGCTCAAACCGGGGGTCTTATTTCAGGATTTGGCGGAATGGTTAAGGGTTTAAAAAACGCAACCAAAGGTTTTAAAACAATGAAACTTGCAATAATTTCTACCGGGCTAGGTGCTTTAGTTGTTATTATGGCTTCTTTGTATGCTGCTTTTACACGTTCAGAAACAGGACAAAAAAAATGGGCTGCAGTTATGGAAGTAGTCGGGGCCGTTGTTAGTGTTTTTATGGACAGACTAGCCGCTTTAGGAAGTGGTTTAATTAAATTATTTACAGAACCTATTGAAACTTTAAAAGGTTTTGGTAAAAGCATAAAAGAATTTGTAATGGACAAGGTCGACGAAGTTGTCAAAAGTCTTGGGTTTATGGGTTCTGCATTATCAAAACTTTTTAGTGGTGATTTTTCAGGTGCTTTAGAAGATGCGGGAAAAGGTATTACCGGATTAAATAAGGCTTTAAATCCTGTTGCAGCAATTACAATGGCTATTGTAAAAGGTACAAAGGAATTAATAGACGAAATTACGAAGGAAGCAAAAGTTGCAATGGCTATTGCGGCACAAAAAAAGAAGGCCCATAAAATTGAAAACGAATTAATTACAGAAAGAGCAATAGCGGAAAGAGACAGGCAGGCACTTTTAGATAAGGCAGCAAAAAAAGACATTTATTCTGCGGCACAAAGAATTAAATTTCTAGAAGAAGCAGGAAAAGTTGAAGATAAAATTAATGCAAAACAAATAAAACTTGCAAAGTTAAAACTTAAAACACAGCAAGATTTAAATAAACAAGGTTTAAGCGATAAAAAAGACGTTAAAGCAGAAATTGAATTAAAGGCACAATTAATAAACTTAGAAACGCAAAGACTTGTAAAAGCAAAACAACTTTCTAGTCAATTAATTTCAGTTAGAAGAGAAGAAAAAAATAGACTGCAGGAAATAGATGATGAAGCGGATGCAAAAGCACTAGCAATTCAAGATTTTAAAGATAGTTTAAGAATAAAAGATAAAGAGAATAAATTTGCTGATATTGAGGCAGAAAGAGAAGACAGGATTAAGGAATTAGAAGACCTAGGAGTTCACGAAACACTAAAGCAACAAATGCTTTTAGATATTCAGGCCTCTTTTAAAGAAAAGAAAAAAGTAATTGAAGAAGAACAAAAATTAATTGATGATGAAAAATTAGCTGCTTTTTTAGAAAAAGAAACAGAGGAAAAAGAAATTGCTCTAGAAGACGAAAAACAGGCCGCTTTAGATAAAGCAACAAGGCTAGGTGCTTCAAAGGAACAATTAGCGCAGATTGAAAAAAATTATATAAATCAAATTGCAGAGGCAGAGGCTTTGGCAGATGATGCTAAATTAAATATGGCTAAGAAAACCCTAGGCGGAATTGCACAGGCTCTAGGCGAAAGTTCTAAAGCAGGTAAGGCGGCAGCGGCTGCTTCTGCATTAATAAATACCTATCAGGGTATTACGGCAGAATTAGCTACAAAAACAGCTACACCTTGGGGTTTTGCAATGAAGTTAATAAATATAGCTACAACCGCTGCAATCGGTTTTAAGAGTGTTAAAAGTATTTTAGCTACAAAGCCAACGTCAGGCGGTGGACCTGCCACAAACCCGGCTTCAGGGGCTTCAGCGGCTGCTTCAGAACCTGCGCCTCCTGCGTTTAATGTAGTAGGGGCAACACCAACAAATCAACTAGCAGATGCGATAGGCGGACAAGAACAAGTTCCGGTAAAGGCTTTTGTTGTTTCAGGTGACGTTACAACGGCCCAAAGTCTTGAAAGAAACATTATACAGGGTGCAACAATTGGGTAACAAATACAAAAATAAGTTTTAAATACGTTATAATAGTATGCAAATAATAGAATTAGTTTTAGACGAAGAAAAAGAAGATGCAGGAATCGATTGTATTTCAATTGTAGAAAATCCGGCCATTGAGTCAAATTTTGTTGCTTTGAAAAAGCAGGAATCGATACAACTTGCTGAAGTTGATAAAGAAAAAAGGTTATTAATGGGTGCATTATTAATCCCAAATAAACCAATTTATAGAAATGGCCCGGACGGAGAAGAATATTATATTTTTTTCAGTAAAGAAACTATTGCGAAGGCTTCACAAATGTATTTACAAAATGGCAATCAATCTAATTCAAATATAGAACACGGAGAAAAAGATTTAGAGGGCCTGACCTTAGTTGAAACTTGGTTGGTGGCAGATGAAAAAATGGATAAATCTAGAGTTTACGGAATTGACGTACCTGTAGGCACTTGGATGGGGGCCGTTAAAGTCAATAACGAAGAAGTTTGGAACGATTATGTAAAAACAGGTAAGGTAAAGGCTTTTAGTATTGAAGGATATTTCATTGATAAAATGGAACAAAAATCAAAAGTAAAAGAGGACCTAGAATTATCTGAAGATTTAATGATTGATAAAATAAAAGAAATTTTAAATAAAAAAAATTAATGGCGCAAGAAAGAAGGAAACCGGGTTTTATACCAAGTAGAACATCACCGACTAATAGCGGTAGGGCCTGTCTTTGTTGGGATAAAAACACTTACTCTCGAAAATGTTGTGATGGTTCTATGCAAGCGCAAGGAATTGGAGTTATATCTAGAACAGACTGAAAATACAAAATCTAAATTAAAAACCGTTATATTAATAATTATGAAAAGTAAACTAAATCAAATTAAAGAACTTTTAAATATTCAGGTTAAACTTGAAGAAATGAAGTTAGAAAATGGTACTATAGTTAGTGCAGATTCTTTTGAAAAGGACAGCGAATTATTTATCGTTACAGACGACCAACAAGTAGCTATGCCTGTAGGCGAGTATTTACTTGAAGATGGCCGTTTATTAGTTGTATCTGAAGAAGGTATTATTGCAGACATTAGAGACGTTGCGGACGACGTAACACCTAAAGAGGGTGAAGAAGTTACCGAAGACCTAAAAGACGACGAATACGAAGGAGACCATCCGGAAGGCGAAAAGAAAGAAGACGAAAAGGAATTGGAAGAAGAAGCAGATGTTGCAGATTGGAAAGGTATGGAAAAAAGAATCCAAAATCTTGAAGATGCAATTGCGGATTTAAAAGGTGATAAAGAATCTAAAATGGAAGAAGTACCTGAAGAACCTAAAGTTGGTGAAGAGGTAAACGTTTTAAAATCTAGAACCGTAAAAGAAGAATTTTCTGAAGTTTTAGAACCTGCAGTTTCTTCAATTAAAGCAAATCCTGAATCTGAATCTGTTCAAAAGGAAAAAGTTCAATTTGTACACAATAAAATGGGTGCAACTACAATGGATAGAATATTACACAGATTAGCTAACAAATAATATAAACAGTAAAATAAAAATAAAAAAATGAGTAATTTAAAAAATGTAAAATTAGCAACAGCTACCAATATTACTACAACTTATGCAGGTGAATTTGCAGGTGAGTATATAGCAGCGGCTTTATTATCTGCATCAACTATTGATGACGGCGGATTAACTGTAAAAGCAAATATTGCTTTCAAAGAAGTAATTAAGAAATTGGCTACAGGTGCTTTAGTTCAGGCAGCGGCTTGTGACTTTACACCAAACAGTTCTGTAACTTTAACTGAAAGAATTATTCAGCCGGTTGAGTTAATGGTTAACCTTCAATTGTGTAAATATGATTTCGTTAACGATTGGGAAAGCCAATCAATGGGATTCGGTTTAGGTCAAACTTTACCTCCAAAATTTTCTGACTTTATGATTGCACACGTTGCAGCAGAAGTTGCTCAAAATACCGAGTTTAATATTTGGCAAGGTGATACAGCAGCAGCAAGTAACAATTCATTTGATGGATTTGAAAAGTTAATCGCAGCAGCAGTAGTAGCAGGTGATATTCCTGCAGGTCAAGCAATTGGTGGTGGTGTAGCTTTAACAGCTGCAAATATTATTGAAAAATTATCTGACGTTGTAACGGCAATTCCTGCACAATTATATGGTAAAGAAGATTTACATATTTACATCGGTTCAAAAGCAGCAAAATTATATGTTCAGGCCCTTGGTGGATTTGCAGCAAATGGTTTAGGTGCAAATGGTGTTTCTAATATGGGTACGCAATGGTGGAACAACGGTTCTTTAACTGTTAATGGTGTAAAAATATTTGTTGGACAGGGATTATCTGACGATAAAATGTACGCTGCACAACGTTCTAATTTGTATTTTGGAACCGGTTTGTTAAATTCGACACAAGAAGTTAAGGTCTTGGATATGAGCGATTTAGATGCCTCAAACAATGCGAGAATCGTTATGAGGTTTACAAGTGCAGTTCAATTTGGAATCGCTTCTGATATTGTTTCTTACACTTAGGATTAATTAATATTAAAAAGAGGGTAGGTGGTTCGTCTACTTACCCTTTTTTTATTCAATACAACTTATTGAAAAACGATAAGTTAACTAATAAAAAAAAATAAAAATAATTATGGCTTGTAATTTAACAACCGGTAGAAAAATTCCGTGTAAAAGCGGATTTGGCGGGATTAAAAAAGTATATTTTGCAGATTACGGCGGAATTGCTTCAGTAACATTAAATTCGGACAACGAAGCAACTATAGTAGTTTCTTCTGATGGACCACCTGAATGGTTTGAATACGATGTTAAAGGGGCTTCTAGTCTTGAAACAACTGTTACCTCGTCTAGAGATAATGGTACGACATTCTATACTCAAACTTTAAATTTAACATTAACTTTCTTAGATTCTAGAACACAGGCAGAATTGCAAATTTTAGCAGTTGGTAGACCTTACGCAGTAGTTGAAGATTACTATGGTAATAGCTTCCTTTTAGGCCTTGAAAATGGCCTAGAATTGACCGGGGGTACAATTGTGACCGGGGCAGCTGCAGGAGATTTAACAGGTTTCACTTTAACGTTCGAAGGAATGGAAGAACGTGCGCCTTATTTCTTAGAAGTTCCTGTTTCGGGGGCGGCTGCACAAATAGACCCAACACCTGCCGGAGTACCTGCTTATTAAGCAATGTATTCTTTGTAATAAAAAAGCATCCAAATATGGGTGCTTTTTTTTTTGCTTATTGTTTTTACAAATTGCTTGTTTTTTACCGTTATATAAGTAATGATAATATTAACTACATCAACAGCCGCACAAAAACTTTCAATTATACCTAGGATTTATGCCGATGGAGGTCTGTATAATCTTTCAATAACAGACGATAGCACAAATATTACTAAAAAATACGATGGTTTAATTGGTTCTGTAGAAGGAAATCTTGTGACATTTGATGTAACATTTGCCCCTGTTTTAGTCGAAGGCCATTTTTACGATATATCTGTAAATGTAAGCGATGATTTTTGGCAATATAATTTTGAATTATGGCAATTAGATAATGTTTTGTGGAATGAAGACAAAGGGCTAAATGCTGACGTTTACAACGGTAAATTCTTTTGTACGGACCAAGACATAATTCAATTAGAAAACAAACATTATAACCTAAATAAAGACGAATACGTTCATTATAACGGATTTGATAATACATACCAAGTACCTTAATATGGAAAATAAAAGACTAAGAAATAACAAGGGTCAATTTAAAAAGGCTTCAAAAAATTCAGAGTTTGGATTTGTAAATTTAAGTACATATACAAGCCCTGAAATTGTAGAAGTAAAAGGAGAAGATTATATTCGCTATGGGGCTGATAATAACTACTTTCAGTTTCTTATCGACAGATTTAACGGAAGCCCAACAAATAATGCTGCAATAACAGGTATTTCTCAGGCTATTTTTGGTAAAGGTTTAAACGCTACAGATTCTAGTAGAAAACCAAATGAATATGCACAAATGATTGCATTATTTCCTAAAAATGATGTAAGGAAATTAGCCTATGACTTAAAATTAATGGGTCAATGTGCAATGCAAATAATTTACACTAAAGACAGAAAGAAAATTGCAAAAGTAGAACATTTTCCAATTGAAACACTTAGAGCAGAACGAGCAAATAAAGACGGTGAAATAGAGGCTTACTATTATTTTGCAGATTGGCCAAATATAAAAAAGTCAGATACACCGTTAAGAATACCTGCTTTTGGAACGTCAAAGGAAAGTATTGAAATACTATACGTAAAACCTTATAAATCAGGCTTTTACTACTATTCTCCTGTCGATTATCAGGGGGCTTTACAATATGCTGAATTAGAAGAAGAAGTTTCAAATTACCATATCAACAATATACGCTCAGGCCTATCGCCTAGTATGTTAATAAATTTCAATAATGGTACCCCGAATGAACAGGAAAGACAATTAATCGAACAAAAAATAGCGGATAAATTCGCCGGGACCAACAATGCCGGGAAATTCATCATTGCTTTTAACGATAATAAAGAAAGTCAGGCAGAAATTACACCGGTACAATTATCCGATGCGCATAACCAATATCAATTTTTAAGTTCTGAATGTTCTTTAAAAATACAGGTGGGCCACAGAATAGTTTCTAGTTTTTTATTAGGAATACCAACGGCAACAGGTTTTTCTTCAAATGCAGATGAAATAAAAGTATCTTCTCAATTAATGGATAACACCGTTATTAGACCTTTTCAGGAACTTTTAATAGATTCTTTTGATATCATACTCGCTTACAACGATATTGCCTTAAACCTATACTTTACGACCTTACAGCCCCTAGAATTTACTGAAGTAGATAGTAGTATTCAGGACAAAGAAACAATTGAAGAAGAAACGGGCGTTGAAATGGAGAAAAAAGAATCACTATCTGAACATACTTGTTCATTGTCTAGCGATAAAACTCAATTTCTTTTAGGCTCTTTATCTTCTACCGGTAATAAAATGAGTGAAGATTGGATTCAGGTTGACGAATTAGAAGAAGAATCTAATTTATCAAATGAAGATTGGGCCAATTATTTAATACAGGAAAAACCGAAAAATACTTTAACTAAAATCAAAGATATTTTAGGTTTAAATCAAGATTACGTAACTAGCAAAAACAACGGGTCCGCTTATTCAGATATCGATTCTAAAAATGGGCTTTATAAAATAAGGTATAAATACGCTTTAGG